GGTGTAACCGCCCTCAGCGCCTTTAGCTGCAGCTTGTTGCCCCATTGCCCGCACTTGATCGACAGTGGCGTATTCAACATTATTGATAACTACAGTTTCGAGTGTGAAGGTGCCGCCACCGCCGCCATCGGCTGCCATGCTGTCGCCATTTTTAGGGATGACGCCAGGGCCGCGAGCACCGCTGGCATAACGTCCCATCGCGGCACGCATCTTGCTGGCCGGAATGATGTACTCGCTCTGGCCGCCCTCGCCAACGATTGCGTTGGTCGGGCCAGTGACGTAGCCGCCCTCTGCGTACGGTGTGAACGCCGGGGCGCTTACATTAGAGAAGTAGTCACCGCTAATGCTTGCGGTATTACTGAGCCCTGGAATCCCCCCAGAGTTAAATGCATCAGTAGAAACCTTGCCACCTGAATAACTGTTGCCCCCGCCGCCGCTGGCAGCGCCGAGGGCTTTCAGGATGGTCTGGAGCGCAATCATCACCAGTTGTTTGGCGATGATCTCAGCTGCCATGTTGACAAAGGCTCGACCGATCTCAGCAAACATATCGGACAAGACTTCTTGTACGGTCTTGCTGCCGGTGACCAAAGCATCGACCGCACCAGCCATAGCACCGCTGATCGAGGTCTCGATCGACTGTCCGAGGCTGGCAATCATCGCCTCGGTGTCATTAAGCCACTTCTGGGTTTGAGTGATGTACTGCTGCAGCGGAGCCTGCGCATCCTGCAGCTTCTTCTGCAACTGCAGAATTTGATCTATCTGGCTGTCGTCTAAGCCCTTGCCCTTAAGCGAGAGCCGCGCCTGTTCAATCTTTAGGCGGTTCTCTTCTTCGCGTGTGACGGCCTGGGCAAGCTCAAGCTCAATAGTCAAGCCGTCAACTGTTGTCTGGAACGACTCTTCAAGATCTCTTCTGATCTTTAGAACAGCGGCCTCAGTATCCCTTCGGTTCTCGTTTATAGCTATCTCATTCTGGGCAAGCCTAAACGCTTTTTCAGTTTCACTGGTATTGCTTGCTTTTATCTTTGCAGCCTGGGCTGCAAGCTCTAGATCTTTTATACGCCCTGCAATTTCAGCTTGCATAGCTCTGTCGCCTTCCAGATCCGCAGCGCGAGCAGCGGCTTTAAGAGGAACAAGTCTGCGTGCCAGCTCAAGCTCAATACCCAAATTCCGCAGTCGCTCGGCAAGCCGGGCTTCTTCAGCTGAGGACTTACCGTTAGTGTCAGCTAAGAGACCATTAATAACTTTTTGAACGTTGCTCTCGTCCCTAAGCAGTTTCAAAATGGTTTGCCTGTCTTGCTTTATCTGGGCTGTAACTTTTGCGACGCGAGCGTCGGCAAAATCACTGGCCTTAACTTGAGGGATTTCGGGAAGTGCTTGGATCTCTTCGTAGGACTTAGCGAAGTTCAGTCCGTTGCTTGCGATTATTGACTGGATTTGAGCTATGCGCTCCAGGTTCTTCTGGAAGTTCGCAGCAAAGGCGTTAAGTTGATCCCAAAGACCTATGCTGCGAGCTTCGGCTATCTGCTTCTGGTACTGGACGGCTAGAACAGCGTCTAGAAGCTGTTCCTGTGTGCTGATTAAACCGTTCTGCTCAATAGAAGTGGCTAACTCTAAAGCTCTCTCGTTGCCAATGAGTTTTCTGTATTGCAGTATTGCTTGAAGCGCGTTTCTTTCGTCGATAGCCGCTTTTGCAATACCCTCAAAAGTTTGTGCACCGCCAATATCTCCAAATGTACGACTCAGTAATTGAGCTGCTCCGGCATCCCTAAATTGCCCAAAACTAGCGACAAGTTCTAAAGCCTCTTCTTTTGTTACTCGTAGTTCTTTAGCAAGTTGTTTAACGCTTTCAGCTGTTACTTTTGTTTTTGCATCTGTGGTACCTAAAGTTGCGTTTAACCGTAATACAGAAGCGTTAAATTCGTTAGCCTCTTTAATAGCGCCGCCAAGCACAGAGCCGATCAACGAACCAGCTAGTGCTCCGCCTGGTCCGAAGAAACTTCCGATTACACCACCAGCAAGTGCGCCGCCCGCTTCTTCTGCACCGCCACCAAACAGAAGCGAAAACGCAGCGCCTGTCACACCGCCAGCGACCCCTCTACCTAGGTTAGAGCCTAGTTTCGAGCGCAGACTTACACTCTTAGTTAATTGTGTATTTGTTTTTGTAACAGCCGTACTAAGAAGACCTTCTGTACGAACAACTTTTGCAGCGTTAGTTTGTTGGGCGTTATAAGAGTCAACGTGTTTTTGCAGCTCTGGTGTTATCTCTCCGTAAATACTTAATTGGCGTGCAACCTCTCTGTTAAGTCTTTGCTGTTGACTGAGAGAGCGGTCTAGGTCTACGTCGTATCGGCGGTTTCCGCTATCAGCAACGGTATAAGCAGGAGGAAGTAGCTTCTGCTGAGCTTGGGCTGGACCTTGGAACTGCTGGAATCCAGTGAAGCCCTGCGTTTGCCCGGCACGAGGCAGCAATAAAGGACCGCCCTGTGTCAACAGGCGAGCACTCTCCATCAGGTCGAGTACACGCACCATCTCGACTCTTAGGGCAATGACGGCACTCGTCATCCCGTTGAAACCGACGATGGCGCGACTCGTATAGTCGGAAATGCGGCGATCCAGGTCATCGATCAGCTGGAGATAGCGCTCCTGCTCTGCCCTGGCGCGTGCAATGGCGTCAGCGTTCTTGATCAGGCCCCGATCAATACGGGTGTCGATACCTCGTACCTGGCCCGCCGCAAAACGACGTTGACGTGCCAGCTCGTCAACGCGTTCCGCTGCAGCCGTTAAACGTCTTATTTGATTTCCAAAATCGACACCTCCTATCTGACCTATAGCAGATGCAGCAAAAAGTGCACGTTTTCCTAGTTCTGCAAATCCTGCGTTAGCTGCTTTAAGATACGCAATTACAACTTGAATAGACTTCGGTAAGCGTGATAACGCCCTGCTCTCAACACGCTCCAGGGCTTTATAGAGCTTATTGGACTCTCCTGTTATCTTGCTTACGCCTTCAGCTACCCTGTCCGCTGACTTATCGAGCTTATTTATAGCGTCGTCGATCTGCCCCAGCTTTCGGAGCGCCTTGCTGCTATCGACATTTAGGCGGATGTCACCCCTAAACTCAGCCAAAGCTCGGTCCAACCCTATTGCGACAGTCTAGGGCGCAGAAAAAAGCCGCCTTAGCGGCGGCGTTGGGCTTTCTTCATCGCCTTTTCCTGCTCAGCGTTGAGGTGGCCAAAGTAAAGAGACCAAAGTATTAGTTCTTCTTCGGTCACCTCGTTGAATAGGCGGTGGAGCGTGTAGCCAAGCTCTTTGGCCACCCCGAAGCAGAGCAGAAGCCAGTTGTCTTTGGCTAGCTCCTTAGCTGCCTCTTTTCATGTCGAGGGGCTCCTCATCGTCAGCTCCGATTACCGCAAGCATTAGGGCCTGAAGGTCGGCATCACGAATCTCGTTTTTCAGAGTCGGGATGTCGCCGGCGCTGAACAGTGGGGTGCCGTTTTCGTCCAGCGCCTTACGCACCAGCAGTTGGAGAGCAAAGGCGGTGGGATCCTCGGAGCGGGCGTCCTTTTTGGCCCGGTCACGCTCGGCGGCAGTCAGGGGCTTGACGTACATCTCCACGATGTCGCCAGTCGAAAGCTCGACAGTTTTGAGTACAGGATCAAGCCGTGCACTCTTGACCAGACGGTCGATTAGACGTCCCGAAGCCATAAAACTCCTAATACATTAAAAGCATAGCGCATTAAAAAAGCCCCGCCGAAGTGGGGCCAAAACCCTGGGGCTTTATCAGGCGATTGCGTTGCCGAAGATGTTGGTGGGGTTGATCACGGTGAAGGACAGCTCAGCAGAGGTGGGATCGTCAGGATTGACGGTCACGCTCATGCTGTTGATGCTGACTTCAGACTCGATGTAGAGGCTGTTTGCGTCATCAACGCCGCCAGCACCGTCGGAAACGGTGTTGACGTACAGCTTCACAGCTGCGCCTTCCTGGGACCGCAGCAGCACGTTGCTGAGCAGACGGTTGGCAAGGCTGTTCTGGTCGGAGGTGAAGTACACGGTCATGGTGCCGGTGCCAGAGGCATAACCAGCCTGGATCGTGCGGAATGCAGCCCACTTGCTACCCACAGCCCCAACGGAACAGGGAAGGGTGGTCACATCCAGTTCTTCGCGGGTGATCTCCACGGAAAACTCGCTCACCTGACAGACAACGCTGAACTCAGCCATGTCCACAGCAATGTGGTTGGCAGCGCCAGGGGTGTCTGCAGTACCAGTGCCACCGTCACCCGCCAAGGTGATTGCAGTGCCACCAGAGCTGGCAGACACGTCGATGCTGGTAGCGGTGCGGGCCACGACGTAATAGGTCGTGCCAGCGGTCAGGGCGCTGTCGATGTTCGCAGTGCCTTCTTCAGAGAAGACAATGGCGTCGCCAACGCGGTAGTCGTTGGAACTGGGAACAGTGATGCTGGTCCCAGCTGGGAAGTCGGTGAAGTCAAGCAGGCAGAACTCGGTGCCGGCGGGTTGGAAATAAACCGAGCCCTCCTGACCGGTCAGCGTGCTCGTAGAGCAAGAGACAGGCATTTCAATACCTCGAAAAACAACGTGGGGGCGTTATTTGGGGGCGGAGGGCACAGCCCTACTGACACGAGTGTATGGCTGTTATTCGACGCTCGCTACTACACCACAACTCATGGATACTACAAAATAAGGCTGGTCTACTAAGGCAGTAAACGTCGGGCCTGTAATGGGGTCTACACGACCCAGCACGCCGTCAACACGTTGTTTTGGACGGTTGTTCAGCGCATAGAGCGCCGTCATCACATCGTCCGCGACGCTTTGTGCGCGTGCGGGTCCGTAACCCTTTTCCAAATACACCTCAACAACCAGCGATGCACGCAGATCCTCAAGGGCGCAGCCGATAGCAATTTCTGCAGTTGTCCCAAAATTGAGACGGACCAGGGCATACTCCGACGTGGCGTCGCCTTCCGGCACCAACTGGTTCTCGTAGCGGATCGGAATGCTGAAGCCGCTGAGGGCGGTTTCAATCGGTTCTTCGAAATAGCGGCGAACTGATTGGAAGGTCATCTGTTCAGGTTCCCCCTAAAATTACGAATTTTTGGATCTCTGGACGCTTTTTGAGTAGCTAATTCTAAGGTTGTAGCCAACCCACCACCTTCTATGTAAAGACGGTACCAGTCCTTTCTAGCTGTACGACCTTTTCGGTCTTTTCGGAATTGTCTATCTACAGGATCTGGGATTAGATCTTTAGCTATTAACTCGTACTCCATATTGTTTCCTATCGTGTAATTGATTCTAGTTTGAGCAGTTCTTGGCGGCTCTTGCACGACGTAATCTTCTTTCTCACGCGGACGACGTTTACGGTCTACTGCTGGTAACCTCTCGGATACAAACTTTTTACCTAGCTGAGCTTCCCACGCTCCGGCAAACTCACCTGTCCAGTAAGGGCCTTCGATCTGGAGTTTTTCTATTACACGTTCTGCAGCTGTTTGAGCAACTTCTGAAGTTATCTCTCCAACCCATGTTTCAATGTCGTCAAACTTAAAATTTCCCTTAGCCATTACTGGGGCCTCGCAATGATGACGTAGAAAATTGGGTTAGCGCCTCTGTAGGTCGTGGGGTCGATTACCTTCATCGTTTGCGTTCCACCGGCGTAGGGGACTTCGAAGTAGTCGCCGGTGGTGACGTAGTTGTCGTCGATTTGGCCGGGGTCCAACAGGATCTTGACGTCGTTTTCCTGGTACAGACCATTTAGCTCTTGGATTTTGAGCTTCGTGATGACCGCTTTGACGTTGTAGGACGTCGTGGTTTTGGTGACGGCGCCGGTGTCGGCGTTGTAGGTCGAGCCGGTTTGCTGCACAAACACCACGTCTTGGCCCCACTCCTGCATGAGGGGGCCGGGAATTGGTCCGAAAACGTCGTCGACCTTAGACATCAGTTGCGGTACACACGGAATTGACCGGGTTGGCCACCAGCCCAACAACCGAGCCAGTTCTTGAGCCAAGGAACCTGTGAGAACAGGTCGCCGCCTTTACTGCCGGAGCTGGAGGCGTTCTCGAAATACTCGACCTCAAGAACGTCCAACTTTTGACGGCGGACTTGGGCGTCTTTGCCGCCCGTTGAGTCCAGCATCAAATTTGGGTCTTGGGAGAACTGGTATGCCAGCTCTACCGTCGCGGTTTGGACTTCGTAAGGAATTGCCGTACAAACCGCTTTAACGCCGTCGCAGGTGACGTCGCTACGCGGCCATGCAAGGCGTTGCGCAAGGTCCTCATCGTCCGTCGCCGGCGTGCACCTCTTGCCCGGCCACTCCAACGTCTCCAGCCAAGTAGTCGACGTAATAAGCGCCAGTTTTCGCGCATCTTCAGTCAGAGCAAGCCAAGTCGCGCCCCACTGCACGTTTTCCGCGTAGGCGTCAGCAAAAGCCAGGTCGACGTAGCTGTTGCTGGTGGATCCCCCAAGTGTCGCTACTAAAACGGGGGCCATCAGATCACCTCAGTGTGCGTAATGACGAAACCTGATGCGATCAGGAACTCTTTCATCTTACGCGCTTCATTGATAGCGCAATAGAACAGCTCAAAAACGCCGCCCTTGTAGGCGTGGATGCGGACTTGGTTGATCACAGCCGAGGCTTCGGGGTGTCAGAACAAAACCCTAAACGCGCCAGGCTCAACTGCTTTTCTTTTTGCGCTTTGTAGCGGGCTTCTTTTTCTTGGCTTTGGCTTTCTTTTCCTCGGCGGCAAACTTGGCGGCCACGGCTGGCTCGTTTGCGTAGAGGTAGCGACGCTGCTTCTCGGATTTGAACGGCATAAAAAAGAGGGGCCGAAGCCCCTCCAGTATGAACATTCCAGACTGAGTATGACTCAGGCGACGGTGCCACCGAAGGGGCTGTTCACAACCAGCTTCACAGCAGGGATCATGCGGCGATCGTTGAACGCCAGGGTCCAGTTGGTGCTGGTAGCAAGAGCTGCGTTGGTGGGGTTGTCGGCAGCGTTGTTCCAGGACACACCAGGCAGGTGGTAGACGTGGTGGTAGTTCACCGCGACCAGATCCTGCAGGCTGGGCACGTTGCGCTCCGACTCGATCCGAAGGGGCATTTGCTCGCCTTCGTAGATCGCGCCATCGCCGAGCAGATAGCAGACGAACTGCTCCTGTTGGCCGGCGGTGCCTTGGATGGGCAGCTGGGAATCCACGATGACGCGGAGGCCCATGAAGTTGCCGACGTTGGTGTTGGTGAGGCCAACACCGCCGCCACCCCAAGTAATCGCGCCAGCGGCTGCCAGAGCGGAGGTGGAGAAGGTCAGAGCGCCGATCTGCTCCAGGTACGCAGCCACGGTGGGGTGGATTGCGATGGTGGTCAGATTGTTGCCACGCTCGCCAAGGAGGTACTTGGCCTCGGTGACGGTGGCGGCACTCAGGTAGTTGGCTTCGGCTGCACCAGTGGTGACAGAAGCGTCCAGCTCGTTGCCGTTCAGAGCGGTGGTGAAGATGCCCTGCAGCATCGACACCAGCTTGGCGGTGCGCTTGCGGTTCAGGTCGTCAGCCAGCTGGCTGCGCATGAAGGCAAGGGGGTCTTCACCCGAACCGAGCTTGCTGAGGTCGTCGGCGGAGTACATGAAACCACGATGCGTGATCGTGGCGTACTGAGTGCCGGCGGTGACGTTCTGGCTGGTGAAGTGGCCAGCGCCGCTGGTTCCCCAGGTGGCGTTGGACTGGATGACTTCCTCAGTCGCGTTGATCGGATCGAAGAACGGAGCTTCAATGCGAGTGCCAATGGTGGCCTGCAGGCGAGGATCGCGACGCAGAACACCAGACTTGATGAAGTCAGACTTCTCGTAGATCGCTTCCTGCAGATAGCGGCGGAAGGGAGCAGAAGTCGCTAGGCGTGTAGCAGACCCAATATCGCCAAGAAAGGTCGAATCGGGATCAAGGTTTCCGAGATAAGTTCCCATCGTTCGTGGGGGTAGTGGTTAGCAGCATCGCCCCACAGGGGCTTAACCCGCAGATGCCTCTTGCTTTAGCTGTTTCGCAAGATCGGGGTTGCTCATCTCCAGATTCACGATTTGCGTAATGTTGCCCGTGCGATACGGGTTGGACATGCCGCTCGTCGCAGCTGGAGTGGCTCGGGGTGAACCGATACCGCCAGATCCGCTGGCGCGGAAGAAATGCTCAAACCCGCTGTTGGGGTTCCGCAAGTTTTGAAGATGTTGCTGTAGTGGAATCTCCACGCCCCCATGGATAGCCACAACCGTCCCATCCTTCACTCGCAGATTGCCTTGCATCAGCGTGTAAAGCTGATCTGGGGCAAAGACCCCCTGTTGGGTCATCGCATTCAACGCTTGAGCGCGAATCGTTTGTTGCTGAGTCTCCTGCGCTTGCCGTTCCAGCTGAGCTTGTAGCTCGGCAATGGTGGCTTCGCGCTCGGCAACAGTTCGTGTTGCCTCCTCCCACAAAGTTTTGAACTCCCCAGCTTCAGCAAGTTTTTTCTGCTTTTGCTGGGTGCTTTGCTTTGTGAGGTTGCTCAGCTGGTCCTGCAGCTCCTTGAATTTTTCCTGATCTTTGCGTCGCTCACCGATTAACTCGGCGTTCTTCGCTTTCAGGAGTTCAAGTTGCGCAGAAAGGTTTGGTCCCGGCTCCGCTGCCACAGGCTGCGTCCCCTCAGTCTCCACAGGAGTGATGGGTAGGGTTGATTCTTCGCTCATAAATAGGGCGCTAAAACAAGACCACAGGTCTTAGCCCATAATATAAGCACAGTATTGAGTTTCCAATGGCTGAAAAGCGCTTTTCTATCGCTGGCGTCGTTTTCAACGACGACGCTCCAGCTGAGGTGGCTGCTAAGCCTAAGAAAAAGGCCGCAGCAAAGAGCAAAGCTACAAAGCCCGAAGCTGAAACTACTGAAGTAGTGGAACAGGGTGCTACGGAAGAAGCCGGCGATGCAGCATCAGACCTGGTCTGAATTGCTGGTCCAGGGGGCGTGAATGCTCATGCCCCCTCCAAGCAAACGGCTGTCGCCCGTTTGTAACTCGTCGTCAATCGGCTCATCAACGACAACAGGGCCCGGTGCTTTTGGTTGGGTTTTATGCCAATCCTCGACGGCGCGGTCTAGCCGAGGTTTGAGGGTGGCTTGGAACTTGAAGTCCTTTGCCGCCTGGTGGACGTTATCGCGCCAGTCCCTTGTGCTAAACCGCACCAGCCAGGTTGGGGTCAGGACTTTTTTCGGGAGATGGCGTTGAGAACGCTGATCACCAGCTGGACCCAGCTGTTGCTGCGGATGGGCAGCAGGGTGAGGATTTCGCTTCCGGCGGCAGCCAGGATTGCGATGACGGCAAGAGTGCTGGGGTCCATAAGAAGTACTTGACTAGTTACAGTTTATTGGGTTTAGGACTTAGATAGTTCGCGCTTTAGGTGCTCTAGGAGGGCTTTCTCGTAGGGCTGGAGCTGGTTCCTGTCCTTGAGTTCCAGTTCGAATATGCGAAGCTGGATTGTTTTGTAGTAGACGTCGTTGACTAGTTGCTTGACGTCAGCGGCTTTGGCGTAACGCATTTCGACTGCTGTTACGCCGCCTGTTAGGGATAAGACGATGGCTAGCGTTACCGCCAGCGTCTCAAGAACTTGGGGGGATCGGTTGTTCGACGGGTCGAGAGACATCGCTTTCAGTACGAAGGCGTTGAATAGCCCCCATCTCCTTTTCAATGTCAAGATTATCGGGAAGAACTTCACCCCGCTGGAGGACTCGAAGGAATGTTTCATCGGTCAGACCTCCGCGAGCGTTGATGTCGTTGAGAACCGCAACGTCTTGCCCAATCAAACGATAGAAGTCAAACTCCCGATCCAGCACAATTTCGGGTGGTTCGACGCCGAGATAGGCGGCGGCAAGGGCAAATGCCTCGTTTAGAGCACTTTCCATCTCCAGAGACAAGATGGCGAGGACGCTGTTGGCTTGGGATTGGTCGACCCGCTTGGCGTCGGCGGATTCCGCAACGAATTTTTGGCCGAGCAGCTTTGTGACGCCCAAAGTTGCCATCTGTTGCTCAAGCTGCTGAATTTCTTCGCTTTGGGAGGAGAAGCTGCTGGCGTCGGATTGGATGTAGTACGCCTTGTGGCCCGGCTCCATTGAAATGCCGTAGTTCGGGCCGACCGAGGCGCTGGATGCTTCCTCGTCCCAGCCCTCTAAGACCAGGGTGGGCATAGCGGCGATGTGGAGGGCGTGGATGAGGTCTGCTTGCCGCTGGTAGTGGGTGATGTTGAGGGAGGCGATGTCCTGCAGTGGAGGCTTGCTCAGCAACATGCCCTCGCGAGAGGCGTAAATCGGGACGAGTGGGATTTCTTCGACGCTCAGCGTGCCGCTGCTGACGATGTCTTGGTTGGGGGTGCCGGTGCCGCGCTCGTAGGTTTCGTAGCGACCGGGGTAAATCACGGTCATTTGCTCCACCTTGTCCTCGCCAAACTTGCCGGCGGGACGGGTAATAATTTGGTGGATGCGGACTTGGGAAAGTGGGGCGCTTGGTAGTGTACTTTCCTGACGCCAACCCCAGATTTGTGGGGCGTCGATGTGGTTGAAGTATGGGCGCCGGCTAAGGGCTCGCTCCTCAGCTAACGTCAACGCCCCAGGGTCTTTGGGGTAGTCGACAAGAATGGCGCAGTGCCCGTAAGTCAGCGCAGAAATCATTGCGCGACGGGCGTACTCGTTGATAGAAGAGCCCAGACCGTCGACGTTGCGGGCGAAGTCTTGCCAGTATTCGTTACCTATTACTTTGACGGGGCGGCGCAGGACGAGGCCGGCGGCGTTTTCGAGGATGCGGACAGTGAATGGAGAAAGAACGCTGCGGCGGACGCGGGATCTCCAGGCGTCTTCGTCTTCGCGGGGTTCCTGGGGAAGGTAAGAAGCGGCGTTTAAGCGGATCCAGTCGCTGCCGTTGGTGACGGCTTCCATGATTTGCCAGCCGTCTGACATCGCCGCGACGTCCGTGTCCCTATAAAACGGATCGTCAGTTGGCGATGCGCCGATCAGGTAGTTACCGTACGAACTCTGAAAATCGTTGCTCGGATACACGATTACTAACCTGATACGGCCCTTACCGCAGTGTACTCAGCAATTAGCCGTGGTAAGCAACACCGATGTGGGCCACAACGCTTGGCGTTCCACTCGAAATGGATGCGATGCGCATACGGACGCGGTTTGATGGCTTCCCGGTGTAGAAGTAGATGTATTGGCCGTTTGCGTTGATGGTTTTGCTGGTGTCCAGCTCAAACCAGGTGCTACCGCCGTTGAAGTTGGATTCGAAAGCCAAGGTGAAGTTCGCTCCACCCGTTACGACGGCGGCAAAAGTGAACTCGCTGCTGTCGGCGTGGACTTCGAGGGAGTCGTTGACGGCGGTGAGAGGGGTGGATTCGTGATACTCAACTAGGTTTGTACCACGAGCGACGGTAATAGCCATGTCGCACTACAAAAACTTCTTAGTAACTACCATACGCGGTAATTTGTGGTGCCGATGGCGCGGGGCTTTGCCAGATTGAATTTCATTAGGCATAAGTAGCCCAAAGCGTCGAAAAGGTGGTCTACGCCTA